ACATTGACGTTTTGGCGCACGAATACCAGCTATATCAAAAATTGCAGCCAATTCAAACTGTATAACTGTTCTGTTTTCTGCTGATTTTCTATCTATGTAATAAACTTCTCTAGGAAACTCTGCATCAGGATCAGGAGTACCAAATGGATTTGTAGCACCAGAAAAATTAGCAGCATCTAAAAATCTTGCCATTGTTCGTATTCTTGTAACCTTTGCACCTGTTAGATCATTACCAGCAGTAAACGCATTTGCAATTACCAAAATTGCTGACATATTTGGAGTTCCCATATTACTAATCGTTATTGTTGGTCTTGGTAATTGTCCTCTTTGAAAAGCAAAGCCTGTAGCTTCTACAGGGAATCTAAGATAACTTTCACTATTCCAAACAATTTCACCATTAGCATTTAAATTAGTACCAGCATGAAATCGGTAGGATGTAGTAACACCATCAGGATTTCCTGTTGCATAATTTAAACCTTCTTTTAACTCAAGCTTAAATAATTCAATTATTGATGAAGGGTTAACCTTCTGTACATCACTAAAAACAGGTGCTGTATCAATTGTCATGGCTCAAACTTCTCAACAAAAGTAGCAGTAATTGTAGCTAAATTAGGTACATCCATCTGTTTGCTCCACTCTGGACATATAAATTTATATGCTGCCGTTTTGGTGATTGATACATTACCATTAGCAGTCGCCCCACTCGCTGCGGTCACTACAAAAACATTTGCATTAGTTACTGAAGAAACAACATATGTACCATCAGCAGAAGAACCAGAAGTGAAATCTATAACAATAGAATCCCCTGCAAATAATCTATGGTTTGTAATAGTAAGAGTTATAGTTGTACTACTTTGTACATAAGTTCCTGTTTTAGTAAATGCTTCATTAGGTGGAGCATAAGTAAAAGTAGCTTTATCAAAAGCACGTTCTTTTAAGAAATATTCAATCGTATCTGATTCTTCTTCCGTTATATTTTCCCATTTTAAACTATATTGTTTTGGATCTTGATGATTTGGCAAGCCAAAGCCAAGGCGATGCTCAAATCCATCTGCAAAAGCTACCACCTTAGTCAAAGGCTGTGATCTTTTGGTGACGCTAAAACTAGGTTCAATAGAAGGAAAGTCTGCCATTTATGTTAAAAGTCCTCCAGGTCGTTTTTGTTTTAACATTTCTGATTGTATAGCAGCAGCTAAAGCCCTACCAAATTCTTGAGACTGTGCAGAGTCACCTTGAACAGAACTTCCAGAAGCATCTACATTTACCACAATATTACCAACTCCTCCAGAACTTTGCACTCCAAGTTTTCCGTTAGATCCACGCTTCAAAGGCATAACAGCTTCTGGACCTGCTTCGCCCATAAGTCCCATACCGTTTGCCATTGGGAATAATGTTGGTTTGTCTACTATACCTCCATAGGCATATGGAACAATCTTATTTTTAGCAAAGATATTACCTTTGGCACTTGGTACAACCTCTCCTCCGTCTATAACATTTCCATCTGCTGATTTAAGATTTAAGAAGCCTAATATTGGATCTGCAATAAATTTCATAAATGCAGCTTTAACAATAATTTTATTCAACTCTTTTACGGCTGATCGTGCTAAATCAGCAAAACCTCTTTTGCCTTCTACAAAGAAATCAGCAAACGCATCTCCAAGTCTGTTGGTAAAATCTAGTGCAAATTTCCCTATATTTGTTTGTAGATCAGTTGTACTATCAATTAATTTTTTAAATTCCTCGTTTAAATTAAAAGTTTCTGTTTTGGCATCCTTTATACTTTTAGTTAAAATATTTGTTTTGTCAATTTGAAAATTAGTGTTTTCTAAGTCTATTAATTTTTGCCTGTTTACATCATCATCTTTATAGGTTTTATTTATTTCTCTAACAGCATCAATTAGCTTGTACTGTCTTTCTAATAATTTTCTATCAGTCTCATCTTCTATACCTTTTAGTTTTATTGTTCTTTCTAATTTAATTATTTTATTTTTTGCTGCTTCTGCACCTTTTCCATCATCTTCTCCTGTTAATGTTGGTAGACCTCCTCCTTGGTTAAGGGGCCTACCTGTCGCCATATCGTAAGTTACACCTGCAACTGTATAGCTTGAAGGAGATTTAGTTTTATTGCCTTTTGTGTTAAACAAATCAATATCAGCCAATGCCTTGTAATCTTTTACTGCTGTAGCTGCTGTATCTTTAAAACCTTTCCTTGCTGTTTTAAAAGCACCTACAAAATCTAATTGACTTACTTGGTACAAAATCTTAACTAAATCAACAAAAGCTCTAGTCAAAAATCTAATAGCAGCAAAAGTACCAAACGCAGCAACACCTATCGCTTTAAATGTAGTCGTTATAAATGCCATCGCCTCTTCGCTTTCAGTAATACCTTTAACAATGTCTGAAAAAGCAGATTGGAAAGCAGCACCTATTGGTAGTACAGCCTCACCTACAGCAAGTTTCATATTATCCATCTGAACTTTTAATCTTGCCCCTGCATCAGCAGATGAATCAGCAACCTTTCTTGCTGTCTCTCCAAAGTCAATATTTAACTTCTGAGCAAATTTGATAACCTGATCTAAACCAACAGTTCCATCCCTCAAATCTTTCTGTAATTTCTGCAAACTACTACCATTAGCTTCCGCAAATTTAACTACGGCTCCTGCCAATCTCTCTCCAAGCTGGCCTTGTAATTCTTCAGCCGACACCTTACCTTTACCAAAGATTTGCGACATTGCTCGAATCGCAGATTGTACGTCTTCTGAATTACCACCAGTTGCTTTAATAGCATTTGAAACACCAGTAAATACCTCTTCTGCATCTTCTATAGTTCCACCAGCACCAAGTACAGATGCAGCCAAAGTTGTAAATTGTTTGGTGGATGCAGCTATTGGTACGTTTAAATTTTTAGATGTTTCGGTAATAATACGAAGACCTTCTTCAAAAGTAGCTTGATCTTTAGTAACACCAGCTAATGCAATCTCTAACTTTTGTATTTCTGATGCGTATGTTGCAGCCTCACCAGCAAAGCTAACAGTATCTATTGCAGCACCTAATCCAGCACCAATAGCAACTCCAGCAGGCCCACCGACTGCACCCCCAGCAAAAGCAAGTTGACCTGTAGAGCCAAGCCCTGCGGTTGCTGTTCCAGCTAATGCTCCAAGTGCTGCTCTTCCTCCAACTGGTATCTTTTGAAATCGTTTATTCAATCTTGAAAACATTCCTCCTTGAGGTGCTGCTGCTGCCGTAACAGCGTTCATTTTTGCTCGAACTTTATCTAACTCTGTTGATAATTTTTTATAAGCAACAGTACCAATACCAACATTATTTTTTAATTTAGATAAGGTGCTTATCTGTTTTTCAAATGCAGCTTTACTTAATTTAGTATTTCCATGTACTTTAGTTATTGATTTTACAAGCTTATCTAATTGTGGTGCTGTAAGTTTTAATGTCTTATTTAAATTCTTAAAATCTTTGCCTATATTTTTTATGCCAGCAAAACCTTCCAGCTTCATTGCAAGAGTGACTCTTTGTACGTTAGCAGCCACTACTTCTTCTCCTTATTAAATTCTTTCAGCACAACTGATTCCATAAGTTGTAAACCTTCAAGCATTTCTTTGCGGTTATCCACATGATAAAGGTCAAACAGTCCTCCATCAAGTAATAATACCTCGTATCTTAATCCTACTACACCTCCAAAGGTTGTGTTCCATTGTGTCTGACAACGGAGAAACATATTTACAATATCCCAATTTTCCTCAAAAACTTCAAAATCTTGCTTTTCCTCTGGTTGCTCCTCAATCTTAACACCAAACGCAGCAGCGTCTTCTTGTGTTTGATCTATAATTTTTTTGCCACCCGAAGCCCAGTATTTGGCAGCATCAATTAGTTTCCCATTTGTGCATTTGCATAGAATTTTTTAAAAGCATCTAATACACCAGCAACAAAATCTATATCTTCTGCAAATTCTTTTAACACCTTATCTGAAAACTCTATCGGTGTCCCATCTTCTTCGTTTACATCCTCCCAGCTAACTAATACTTTTTTTAGTGCCTCAAACTCAGTAGCGGATTCAAAACTATCAAGTTCTTTTCTAGATAAACGCACAAATTTACCTATAAAACTTGTTGTTTCAAATTCACCGATTTTAGTCTCGCTAGGAGTTTTTATCTCAATAGGCCAAGGATAAACCTTGGTCTTCTTTCTAACAAATGCCATAAATTAAGCTATATACTCTTCTACTCTACCTTAGTAGTCAATACTTACTAAGTAAAGACCAAGCTCATTTCATCGTTGGCCGAACTTGGTACAAGTGTGTATGGAATCTCTAACATAGTAACTCCATCAGCTTCTCCATAAGCCACATCTCCAATATCAACCTTCGTGCTACTAAATCTACAGATGTTACCAGCAGCAGTACCATGAGTAACAGTCAAGTTGCCTAGTGTTGTATCAACTAAAGCAGCAGCAAAGTAATCTTTCTGTGCCATTGTTGGAGCTTCTATGGTTACTGATCCATTAGCTGCTCTATCTGTTAGCAACACTTCTTTTGTACCACCAACAAGTTCTCTATAGACAAGTGAATTACCAACATCCATTGTTAAATTCATTAATGCACCAGCGTAAGACAACAACTGAAAACTGGTTGTATTTCCATTCTTAAAGATTAATGGGGTTGCTTGGTTGCCGTAAGTAACTGAGGGCAATGCTGTATCAGTTGGAGCATTATAGATTCCAGTAAAAGTGAAATCTATTGAAGGAATTTCGCCAACCGCAGCGTTAAGAGCAAAACTTCCTCGACAACCAGTAACAATATGCCTTACACCATCTACGTTGTAGTGGATAGTGACAGATGAAAAACTAGCTGAAATAGGCTCGTAAGTTACAGATGTACTAGAAGCAACAGTCTCCGAAAACCCACACGCTTTTAAGGCACTTCCGTATCTTGGAGCCACTCCAGCACTCCCAGATCCAGCAAGTTCCACCGAGAATGTACATTCAACTCTGGTGTTTGCTAGTAGCTGTTGTGATGCACCTAAATAAGGTCTTACAACATCTCTATTAACCACATCACTTGATTGTGGTGTAATACTTAAATCTCTTACGAGAACAACGTCTGTTGCTGCTGGAGTTGGATCTGTTCCATAGCTGCTCTCAGCTTCAATTAGAATTACTCTCTTCCTTGTCAGTTGTGCCATCTGTAGTTACCTCAGTAGGGGGTTCAGCTTGTTTAGTTTGTTGAACTAGCTTACGTTTGCCAGTTTTCGGGTTCAGTATGTAAGTACCGCCCTCATTTGGAATTTCATACTCCATAATAATCAATCAGGGTTGTTAGGGTTGTAGTTACATTGTAGA